CTAACAAATTCACTGACCTTAAAAAATCCTTTCTCGATGTATTCGATAAGATTGAAAAACAGAGCGAGAAAAAAGAAAAGGTTAAATCGCTCTTTGAATGGGCGACTAAAAACGATAAAAACCAGGGGATGTTTTACAATATGATAGCAAAGATGTTGCCGTCTAACCTAACCGTAGACGGCGGTGTAAAGGTACATCATTTTGAACAACATATGACGGAGTTTTTTGTAAATCATGGAACATGCACAGTTGAGGAGTTCGTCGGACGACTCAAGTCTATCAACGGCGGCGGCAACGGAGGAGGAGGTTCAGACCTTCTGGACGAATCAATTAAGATCCTCCCTCCAGCGAAGCCAGATAGAAGCCCGTAGACTTGGTGGACTGACGACAGAGAAAGACGTGAAGGATTTAATATCCTGGCTGCACGTCCCTATAATCGGGACAAAAAAGAACTGCAACAGAGATGATCACTGCTCCCCATTTTCTTTTGTTCGGGATGTCCTCACAGGGAAAGTCAGTAATTATATTGTTTGGGCGAACCGTGCGGGGTCAAAGTCCTTCCTTGCCGGCATGATAACATGGATACAAAGCTCTTTTCTCCCTAAGCTGGAGACAACCATACTCGGGGGGTCGCTCGAGCAAAGTCAAAAATCTTACAAGGCGATGAATGATTTTTGGGAGTCAACGGATTTAGTTGCCCTATATCTATCAACCGAACCGTCAATGAAAAAGACTGAGTGGCGGAATGGGAGCCTGGCCTCAGTACTTACAGCCTCTACTCGCTCAACTCGTGGGCCTCACAGTCAACACCTGATAATTGATGAATGCGATGAGATGGACGAGGAAGTTTACACGGCTGCCCTTTCAATCCCTCAGTCAAAATATGGGATAAGAGCCTCTACAGGAAAGCTCTCAACCAACCACAAAATAGGTGGAGTCATGGACAAGGCACTTGAGAAAGGGCTTGAGTCCGGAACGGCGATTTTTAAGTGGTGTATTTGGGAAACGCTTCAGTCATGTCGAGACTATTCATGCTCAACGTGTAAGCTATCTTCCTACTGTCCTGGTAAGCACATGAAAAAGGCGAACGGTTATTATCTCATTGATGATTTCGTGCAAAAACTTTATGAACTGTCTGACATGACCCTCCAAGTTGAGTGGTTTTGTGAAAAAGTTGGCCGTGATGATCTTATTTATGGTGCTCAGTATGATGAGGAAATAAATAGCCCTAATGACCTTCCTGTTTTTGACCCTACGAAGAAAGTCAATATCTCTATAGACTGGGGAGGTACAAATCCTTTCTCCTGTGGAGCGTGGCAAGAGTTTAAAGGACTCGGATGGGTGAGAGTTGATGAGGTCTACATGGGAAACACTACAAATGCCCGATTTATGAAGGAGTGTAAAGCCCGCCCCTGGTGGAAGAAAATATCAGAGGGAGTAGCCGATCCGGCAAGGTCAGACCTTATCCGTGAGTGGAGAGAGGAGGGCGTTGATATTTATAAAGCCAAAGGTGATGTTGACGAGGGGATAGAAGCTATGCGAGACTCTTTAAGTCCGGTACTTGGGAAGCCGAAAATATATATTAACCGCCGATGTCGAGCATGGCGTATTGAGGTTGGCCAGTATTCAGAAAAGAACGGAAAGCCGATAAAAGAAAACGATCATGCATTGGATGAATCTCGCTATTTCGTGACAAAGTACGTAAAGCCCCTCAAGCAAGTCAGAGTGAGGAGAGTATCGTAATGAAGATAACATATCCAAAATTTAATATAAATAATGGACACTTAAAGATTGGCCTTAATAGTCGAGATGTAAGACTCAAGGGACGCGGTTGGGTTGGCCCGTCTGTTGATGATGATTCAGCATGGGGAGGAGGGAGCACCTGGGGAGACAACAGGTCAATGCCTCTGGACAATGCGGAAACGCAGATAAAATATTATACATCTTGGGGGTATATCTGTATAAACTATAATGCAAAGCAAATCTCAAGGCAAAAACTAAGGCAATACGTCACAAAAAAGACCGGTTCATCTGCATTTAAGAACACTCCTACGCGGCAACTCAAGGGAGCGGAGGTGGCTTGGGTAAAAGAAAATCCAGGGCTCAAGCGTTGGGTGAGCAAGGATGTTGAAATTGAAGAGGTGTTGGAGAGCCCTTTCCTTGAGATGATGAAATCGATCAATCCAATCCAGAATCAGGCGGATATGTGGATGTTGACCGAGACGTTTATGGGGCTTACGGGTAATTGCTACTGGTGGATGAGGATGAATAATCTTGGGGTTCCTTTTCAACTCTGGATACTCGAGACACAAAGGACAATGCCAGTACCAGGGCCGGATATTGATCATTATATCGCCGGATATATCCACAGGATAGGACTTAAAGACATCCCCTTTGAAGCCGATGAGGTTGTACATCATAAATATCCCAACCCATATACAAAGCTTATCGGCATGAGCCCGATGCAAGGACTCCAAGACCCGCTTATAATCAACGCTGAAATGTATCAATATGAGAGGGGAGTCTTTGCTAATATGGCCAGGCCGGACGGAGCCCTCGAGACAGATGAGGATTTAACGACAACTCAATTTAAGCGGATGTTGAAAGAATGGAATAAAACTTATGGGGGATCTGCGCAATCAGGAAAGGTAGCGCTCCTTGAGGGAGGGGTCAAGTACAAGCAAATCTCGATGAAACCAAAAGACTTAGGACATCTCGAGGGGAGAAAGCTCACGAGGGAGGAGATAGCTGGAGGTTATGGCGTTCCTATGGCTTTGCTCACCCCTGATAAAGTAAACCTTGCCAATGCAAAGATTGCATACAGTCAATACATGCGAGATACGATTGACCCGAAGCTGAAGGTTTATGAACAGAAAATAAACGAACAACTATTGAGTCATTATGAAGATGAAAATATCTTTGTTGCATTTGACAACTGTGTACCAGAGGATAGGGATTTTAAACTCAAAGAGAGAGAGTCAAATCTAAAGTCCGGCTATTCTGTCATAAACGAACTGAGAAAGGACGAAGGGAAAGACCCTCATGGAGAGTATGGAGACATGCCGATAATGGGGGGAAATATGGTTGAGTTTGATCCTAACGCAGAGCCGCCTACAAAGCAGCCCCCACAGCTACCGCCTCCGAAGATAAACCAGGATGAGTTTGCAAAGAAGATTGCAAGGGAGATATACGAGAAGCTATGAGTAAAACGAAAGAGCCGACCATAAATCCGATTGAATTAAGATTAGAATGTGATTGTGGTCATCCTTGGCATCAGCTTATATTCAGATATTACAAACAAACAGAGTGGACTGGAAAAGACGGAAAGACCATAAGAGATATACCAGACCTTGGAATATGGGGGAAGGTAGTACATGGTGGACTCCTAAAGAGGATTAAGGTAGCGTGGAAATATATCATCTGTAAGGGATACGAGGCGGAGTTTGACATTGTATTAATGGAAGAGAAAATGGTTGAAGCTTTAGAGAAATTGCATAAGTTTACGGGAGAATGTTTAAAGGAACAGAAGAAATGAACCTCGAAACCCTAGACAGGCCAAAACTCGCAAGAGATGTCAAACGATATCTCTATGTCCTCATCCTAAAGGAGCATTTGCCTGCATACCTGGAGGGGAAACTAGACAAGGCTTTAACCAAAAAAATCACACAAGCTCAGTTTTTGAGAATGAATGCAAAATACATAAAGGCCTACACAAAACAGCTAGAGAAACGATTTAACGAGATGTATAGAGAGGTTTTGGGGAATGTCAAGAAGACTCCAAAGTTATATTATTCTCAGAAACTTCAAGAGATACGACAGCAACTAATTGATAAAGAAAAATGGCTTGAGATACATGGGTCAGATGGAAGAGTAAGTATGCCGAAGTCATTGTTAGAAACTAAATTCGATGTCGATCAATGGCTGTTTTCACGTCAAAAATGGAGAGGGACTTTTACAGAGGACGGAAAGCTTATGACAGCAAAACCGCTTGAAGAGGGTGGTGTTATGATTTTAGACGACTTGCCTGTTGAGATGTCGTTTGATCACACTGACCCCAGGGCGATAAAGTGGATAGCAGAGAACGCAAAGAATGCCGGATTCTCGATAACTAATACTCAGTATGAGAGATTGAGAACGATCCTTATGGAGTCACTTGCAGACGGCTTGAGCATTCCAAAGATAAGAGATAGAATTCAGGCGGCCTTAAAAGTAGCGGAATCCAGAGCGGAGCTTATTGCAAGGACAGAGGTATTAAAAGCGTCAAACAGGGGCGTTCTGATTGGTATGCAACAGAGTGGAGTTGTGGAGGGGAAAGAATGG